GTAATATCTACTGTATTATCTACCGGAGGGTATTGGTCAGCACTCACTTGAGGTTGTTCTTGATCTTGTCCTTGTTGTTGTAAATCTTCACGTGGACCTTCTTCCTCAATTTGCTTTTCCATTTCCTCAATATCTTCATCAGACATTCTCAATACTTTCTTTTTGACCCATTCAGCTGAAAAATATCTACCAACATATGGATCAATCATATTTAATGTATTGATTCTTTCTTTCAATAATTCAGCATCTTTTAATTCTGTAAAATTGTTGTCTTTCTTAAAATCATATGAAATGCTTTCTTTGAATTCATCCCATTCTGAAACAGTACAAATATTCTTTAATGAAAGTTGAACCTTCAATGCATCATCAAAAATGCGGGAGAATTTATTACGAAGTTTCTGGATGAATTTATCAAACTTCAATTCATCACGGGTAACTTCTGTTGTGCGGCCTAATCCAACCATACCACCACCTTGTGGTTCTAGGCGTGAATAAGGTACATTCATTGATTGTAATAGTTTCTTTTGGAAATATATTACATCATCCATTTGACCTAAGTTCTGGCCAGCAGGTAATGTTGTAATCTCAGTACCTTTACCACCTTCACGGCGAGGTAACCAGAAATCTTCTAACATTGAAAGGTGTTTACGATCATCTCTCAATTCACCAGTGTTTGCGTCATATACCATCTTGTTGCGATACTTGACCATAACATCACGCAAATATTGTTCCGCTTTACCTTTTGGTAAATTACCAACATCAATATAGAAAATGCGGCGTTCTGGTGCTCTTGACAATCTGTAAATAACAACAGCATCTTCAACCATTCTTAATTGGTTGAGTGGTTTAATTGCTTTATGTAGATAGGAAATTACAAAAGTATTTTTTGCATCCATCATACCAGAGTTCACATTAATAACGGATTCTGGTGCAATCTTTAAACCTTGATTAGTGCCTGCTGTATATGATTGCGTAGCCGTTCCACGATCATTGAACATATAATATTCAGCGATAGAACGGATAATTTCTGCACCTGTTTTTGGGTCACGTTCTTTTTTGATCTCACGGACTTTACGAATCTTACGTGGGTCAATATATCGTAACTCTTGAATGCCTTCTTTTGGTGCTTTATCGTTTACAACAACATGGTAATAAATGCGGCCGTCAATATACCATCTACGGAATACATCATCTGCCATGTTTTGAAAATTCATCATTCGAAGAACATTATCAAATTCTTCTTTAATTTTTTTCTTGATGGACTCTGGTTGTTTCAGTTTGTCCATGTTAATGTCAACAATTTCACCATTATCATCGTGGGTGATTGCTTCATCAACAATTTCTGTAATAGCGCCATCACATTCTGGATGGTTCGCCATTTCACGGTAACGGGTAATAAGTTCCAATTCGTTACGAATAGAACCCTCTAAGTCCACATATGTACCGTAATGGGCATTTTGTGTGATGGTAATAGCACCATCATCCAATGCCTGATTGGGAAGTGCAAACGAAGCCTGTTCAGGTTTTTCTTCTTGAACAATATCTTTACTTCCGAGTGTGAATCCGAATAGTTTGAGTGCCACTAGTTTATCCTTTTTTCATTATAAAAAAGTAGAAGGGAGAATAAATCTCCCTCCTTACTTATACTACTTGGTCCTCAACGGACTCCCACCATTGATATGATAATGATACCGTAAATTCTTCGATCGAATCATTTGAACCCCAATCAACATCAATTGGTGATACATCTGTAGGGAATAAACCGATGAACTTGTATTTCTTAAGTACATCACCTTGTTTTCCATATTGACGAACTTCAGAATCAACAGTATAACCTAGTGAGGCCGCAGCAGCCGCAGCACGGAGGTTTCCACCATGACTATTAATACCATTCAACCAACGTTCGAAAGCGTTACGGATAACGAAATCTTCATCGTTGATGATTGATACTGTCCAGTCTGTGAAAGTTCTGTTGCCTGCAAACTTTAATTCACGACCAAAATACTGCACAGGAACAGTACCAACTGTTGATCCTGGTAACTGTGCAGTCTTACACATAAAACTCATTTTTGTTTGAGCATTTCCTGGCAAAGCAAAAGCAGGGAACGGCATCGAAACCTCGAAAAGGTTTGGACGGGCGCCGTCTCCTTGCATTTGAGAGCGGAATTCATTTAGATTAAATGCCATTTAATTTTCTCCTATCTCTCTATTTATTAGAATTGGCCAACAACTTCTTGGAACGAAACACCGGTGCGAACTGCAACAAAGTTAAGTTGAATGAAGTTAATTGAACGTGCAGGTTTAATATAGATATCGCCAACGAATTGGTTTGAATCAATGATTTCTGGAGTATTGTTTGTAGTATCACAGACAACACGGAAATCATAAATGCCACGGCGACCCTGTACTTCACGCAGGAACGGTTCGACCAAGTTAACAAATTGTGAACGGGTAAACTCATCGTTGAATTCAAACATAGTTGAACGAGCAGCTTTACCAATGGTCTTTTCCAGAACGATGAACAGTCTACGGACATTGATACGGTCAAATGCACTTGGACGAGACAACATGGTCTTGTCACCATACAGAACTGTACCTTCTCCTGGGAATGTTACAACTGGATTGATGCCTTGTTTGTATAAGTCATCACGATCAGCAGTTGCTGGATTCCATGCCAATTTAACAACATTCTTGATTGCGCCACGATTAAAACCAGCAGGTGAGAACCAAGGATCACGCTCAACATCGGTACGAACAGATAGTCCAGCGATATCACCGTTTAATGGAATCCAACGGTATGTATCGTTGTATTTGTCATATTGGTACTTGTATCCACTATCCATTACTGCATAAGATGAAGAGTTATAACCGGTACGTGTTGCAGTAATAGCAGCAACTTCACCACCAGAGTTATTAACAACATCCGATTGTTGTGGAGAAACAAACACTAAACAATCTTTACGAGTTTCAGCAAGACCAATAACATAATTTGCTACAGTTGAACCTGATGTAGGACCTGTCATTAACAGAGAAACATCAATAGAGTCAGCATTAGCAAACAGATCAAATGCACGATTGATATCACCTGTTGTTGGTGTAACAGTTATACCACCAGTTAAGTTATAGTTGTCGGCCGCAGTCAATAAGGCAAAAGATTTACCTGTGGCTGATGTGCCCCAGTTTGTTCCTTCATCATTGTGAGCTGCCCACCAAACATACTTGGAACGTTGGTTTAAAACTTCCTTGTAATAGTTTGTTGAACCGTCTGAATTTTTAGCATCTGATGCTTTAGAAACATAGCCAAATTTCTCTAAAACTGTATTTGCTGTACCGGTAATTTCACCAGTAATATCAACAACAACGATATGCAATTCATCGTTTGAACCGCCTTTCGATTGAGCATAATCAGAAGTTCCTGGTGCTGAATCGAAATAACCGGAGTATGCAAAAGATGATTGTGTGTTGCTGTCAGAGATAGAAACTCTTAAAGCGTTACCCAAAGATCCTGCATATTTAGCAATAAAGTCATCATTACCTGAACCACTTGAATGATTCAAATCATAATCGACAGAATTTTTTACTTGGACTCCAGTACCTGAAGTTGTAGCGTTAAGTGTTCCTGTGTTTGCGGCACGAACAACACGCAGATTACTTCCGTATGAGAGGAAGTTAGCAGCAGTGAAGAAGTGACCAAATGTATTTGCATCTGGTTTACCAAAGTTTTCTACTAGGCGGATTTCATTAGGAATAGAAGCAATTTCCTCAATAGGTCCCCACGCAAAATTTCCGGCAAAACCACCAACAGTAGTTGCAACGGAAGGAACTACCGTTGTCAAATCTACTTCGGAGATGTTAACTCCTGGTGATAATTGAAAAGCCATATTATGTTCTCCTTATTATATTCATTATCATAGAACGTAAATCTTCATTTTATTAGTTATTTATGTTTTTACAGATTTGAGGGTGTGTACCCTCTTTGTTTAGCTAATGTCCACAAATCTCCATGTTCTATAAAAGTTTCTTCTCGATAAACTTCATCGTCCAAGATTCCAACTGGAGACATGTCTTCTTCCATGTGTATATTTCTTTCTTCGACTAATTTCTTTCTTACATCTGAATCTGTGATTTCTCTGAAGTAGCTTTGTGCTGTTAACCAAGAGAAGAATACCAAAGTCATTACAACATCATCATTATTACCTTCTTCAGCCTCATAGGAATCCTTGACTCTGACAAAAGTATTTAATTCCGAAATAGTATCAAAATCCTCAATAATCAATTTATCTGTTTCTACCAATGTCTTTAAGTTAGCACAACCAATCTTTTTTACAGATTTTGTCGTCTTTAATCCAAAAGAAACAGACTTCTTAAATCCAGCAGAAATATGCTGACCCTTAATACTGTGGTGTTCTAATCGGAATATATTCTCGTATTCCAGATCGTAGTGCAATATATCAACTACTTGTTGGCCAATGTTATTAGTTTCAACCAAAACAAATGCGTTATTAAACTTTCTAGCGGCATTATATATGATTGATGGGTATAACAATGGAGCTATCGTATTATTTTTAAATTTGGCAATTTGCCTATATGGTAATTCAGTAACATCGAATACTGAGAAAGCTGAGTAGTCTTGACCAACACCTTCTGCACAATCAACCGTTATGATGTATGTATGATCTTCCTCTGGTTCACGATACAGATCCATATCTTCAATCGATTTAATTGGTGACTTGAAGGCCAATGCACGGAGTTTAACAGCAGGAATAAGAGTAGCGGAAGAACCAATGAATTCACACTCAAATTCCTGTCGGAACTGTTCTTCACTGGTGTTACGAATGGTCTGTTCTCTCCATGCAGCATCTCTGCCTGGAACCATAGACCAATGCACTTCAATCGTTTTATAGTCCGAACGGCCTTCTTCAGCATCAACCCACATCTTATAGAAGTGGTTCAAACCATATGGAGTTGATACGATAATAACTTTTGTTGTTGTACCTGATGAGATAACTGGATATGTAGAAGTAAAGAAATCATTTGCCATATTCTGTGGAACGAACGCAAATTCGTCGAGGAAGATTAAGTTATATGATCCGCCTCGAACACCAGCTGCACTTGTTGCATACGCAGCAATCTTTGAACCGTTCTCCAGTTCAATATTACGTTTGTTCCATGTAATGATGCCTTGTTGCAACCATAGTGGAAGATATTCAAACGCATATTGAATACGACTGAGAATGTCTTGTGCTAAAGCACCTTTGTTTGCCAAAATAGCAATACTATAGTTTTCTTGGAATAGAACACACCATAACATATAGCCTGCAGCAGTTGTAGTTTTACCTACCTGTCGAGGCATTTTTGCTATCGAGAATCTATTTTTGTGAAAAGTTTCAACCATATCGGATTGAAAGTCCCACATATTAAATGGGACTAAACCGTGGTCAACGTTAACAATTTTCACATAATTTCGAATGAAGTAGATTGGATCTTCGGTACACTTAGCAACTTCTATTAGTTGTTCTTGTGTATAAGATATTTCTACTTCAGCACGTTTTAGCCTTGAATTGCCAAGGTAACCTTCATCAACCATTACTTAATGAGACTACTTAACATCCAAGCTTGTTTTTGGTGTTTATCCAAAAGGTCTTGTAGGAAATTTGAAATTGCAGGTTCATTAGCTTGATCAGCTGCAGCAATACCAGCTCTAAGATGAAAAATGAATCTATCATTATCTGATTTCAATCGGCGCAACATTTCCAATGCATCTGGAATACTATCTTCTTCCTGAATATCAGCTAACTCTAACATTCTAGCTATTGATGTAGGTGCATATACGCCTAGCATTCTAATTTTTTCAGCAATAAAATCTGTTTGCCCAAATACGGAAGTGTAAAAGTCTCCTAAAAATTCATGATACTGTGCAAAATTTGGTCCTTCTATATTCCAATGGAATGCATGAGCCTTGAAATACAGACCAAAATTGGTACCTAAAATTACTCGCAATTGTTGAATCAATGTTTCCATTACTCTTCCTTGTTGTTTTTAATCATTTTAATTAATTCTGTTGTGGATCCAACAAACACTGCTTTATCCACATTTATAGGGCCACTTTCTGTTTGTCTAGAAGTGCCGTTTAAATCTTTTCTTTTCTTTTGAATATCCAATAGATCCTTATTTAGATCCGCCATAGTCTTAATAAGGTTTGCTGCAACCTCATAGGCTCTAGGATGTTCAGACGCATCAGCTACTAATAACAACTTATCAATAGCATCATCACCTTTTCTAATTAAACTCTTAATATTTGTTCTAGCATGATTAAAATCTGCCTCAACATCATTAGTTTCCTCCACAACCGGAACAAGTTCCTGCTTGGTTGGAGAAGTTGTTTTTAAAGGTTCAACATCAAAAAGTTCAGACAAATTTTCATTCAATTGTTTCATAATTACCAAGAATCGGTTGAAGTGATCTTGCTCCAAATATTTGAGGAACCATCATAAGTTCCTGTACAATAGTATAGTGCCACATTACTTAGGTAAACTAAACCAGACACATCTCCAACATTTCCTGTTGGAGAATTTGGTTGACTGGTGACTATAATCATCGAATTAGCATTGCTTGCTAATGCATAGGTTAATGATGTATTCGCAGTATCATATGCCGAATTAGCATAAGATGAAGCCGAAGCCGCATTAGATGAAGCTGCATTAGCTGCAACGAATGCACCATTAGCATGTAGAGAAACCGTATTTGCATTAGATAAAGCAGTATTGGCTTCAATGAACGCACTGTTAGCATAAGATCCAGCAGATAACGCATTTGTTGCCGCAGTATTAGCAGTTGAATATGCACTGTTAGCATATGAACCAACAATTATAACATTTGTATTTGTTGTATTTGCTAGTGCATAGGATGAGTTTGCGTACAATCCGGCACTGGTTGCATATTGTGTTGCCGTGTTTGCCTGAGACCAAGCTTGTAGTCCAAGATTGTCTATGTAATCATATAGCATCGAAAATCTTACTTTTCGTGTGACTGGAATCAATGGCGTGGTATCAACACCAACCAATAAAAAGTTTTGAGTATTGGCCGGAATTTGTGATATTTCAGCTAGTTCCGATATTTTAATGTTTGGCATTTTTTATATTTCCGTTTCTATGATCTTGGAATCTTCAGTTGTTATTGTGTCACCATCTTCAGTGGTTATATCTCCAATGTTTTCACCTGTAACCAATGTCATTGGATATTCAGTAATTGTTTCCGTAAATCCATAATCATCACTTGGTTGAGCATCTATTGGATCCGGTTTCGTGACTATCGTGAAGGCCTTTATTGGACTCCAATCTATGGAATCAATAGTATATACCGCATTAGTATAATCACCACGTATAACATCATTGTCTTCTAACAAATCAGTTAAGTTTTCAACAATTAAAACTCCGGTGGAGTTGTTACTAAAGTAGGTAACTGTTCCTGTAATTGGTTTATCTTCTACTCGGATCGTTTCACCTGTTGTGAAAACTCCTGATCCGTTGGCAAAATCTACAAATACTTTTTGTGCGTCTTGCATTCCGGTATTGATATAAACATTAGTGTTTGCTGAATTGATTAATCCACTCATATTGTTGGATGATTCAATCATTGGTGGAAAAATAAAACTCTTTACAGTAAAGGTTAAATTCCATATGATCATTCGAGTGGTGATCATATCACCTTCATAATCTATATCCGGATCGGCTGAATTGAGTGTGATAGGCATATCATACTTTTGATTCATTCCTGGCATCAAGTCAACCGTTACTGTAAAATCAGGAGTAAAGAAAGGAAGAATTTGTTCTATTAATTGAGTACCATCTTCGGTATTTCTGACATAGATTGACAGACTGAAATCGAAATTGTAAGGTAACGGAACATATTGTGAATTAATTCCGGTTGATCTCTGTGAGAAATTTCTTGTAACCGATGTTTGTTTTCTAGATGGATCATACTGTAGACCATCCATGTTGAAACTTATTCTAGGCAAAGATGTAGCAATCGATTTTGTTAATGTTGGGTCTGCTGACAACCTAGTAATGTATTTCTCTTTTGGGCCATAGGATAGGGGAACTCGAATGCGCTCATATTGTTTTGTTCCATCTTTACTATACCTAACTATTTCCAAATCATTAAATAGAGAACCAAAGGCGACAACAATCTTTCTGATTGTTCGATTATAAAAGTGTCTATGCCCAAGCATTATGGTTCTCCAAATGGGTTTGTTGTGGAGAAATCAAGTATATCATCAGCTTCATTTTGAATCTGAGTATTGTCAGCAATATCTTCAAACATATTTGAACCAACTTGATATTCTTCATCAGCGTAAATAAGCGTTCTGGAAGAATTACTGGAGTTACCAGTTAATACAGCATTGTTGGAGAAGTATCCTTGCATACGAACAACCAATACTTCTGAATTTGGTGTATATGAATATACAACAGCTTGTGCTGTTGCATTTGCCAAATTGGTGCCTTGATAAATGATCTCGTTTGGTATGAATGATCCTGAACCCGTGTTTGCAATAGGCAATCTTGTTTTCTTATAAGCATCAAATGCCTGTCCGTCCACTTCATCAATTCCTGTTTCGATGACTTCTTCAGAGAAAACATATTGTTTAAGTTTTAAAGCATAGACATATACATTACCACCACGACCTCGGCCTAAAGTATAGAACATAGCCTGATCATTCTCATGTTCAACAAAGGTTACTTCAAAGAAGTTTTTAACCAAAGGAACATAAATTAAATCACCTTCACGAGGCCTCGATAATGGCACTGTTGCAGCAAATCTTCTGCGAGAAACCAATAAGGTAAGTTCATCTCGAATCTCTAAACCAAATTTGGAGATAAAATCTCCTTCTCCATCCATACCTGAAATGTTTTCTAAGTACATTTCCATCGTATACGCATTTTTGTATTGCTTTAAAGTATCTTCACCATACAAATTATCAGGACCGTCAGTATCACGACTGGATCTTGACAAGTAATATACATCCATTCCATATACTTGCATTGCCTCAATAACCAAATCTTCAACCAGTAATTGCTCACTGGTAATTTGGTTTTGAGGGAAATTATTAAAATAGAAATTTGTTGACATTTTAGCCTAGGAAAAATTCACCAGGAAGAATGTATGATTGTACATCTTCTTCGATTTTATCAATTTCTGCTTGTGCTTCATTTGCGATACGAACACCATCGAGTGTTACACCGCCAGGCATTTGAATTCCCGCAAACTTAGATAAGTTATTACCCCATTGCAGTTTCAACATTGCAGTGGCATATCTCTTTAAGAATCTATCATTCCATACATCAGAAATGCCTGTCTTCAACATTGCAACACCTGATGCATTTGAAGCAAATGGTGTGTCAACTTTAATTTCAGTTGGAGAAGAAATTTCTGTTATTCGTTTTGTTTCGTTGCCAAAAGTTACCTCATCACCAGGTAATATCTGTTGATCAAATATTGTTCCTGTTCCCGTCACTGATAGGTTTGATGACGATACTGTTGCTGTTCCTGTGAGCGTAATATTGTCAGGAACAAGTTTTCTATAACATTCCATAACCACATATTGGCCAACTTGCAAATCTCTAGACCAATCAATATCAAGGAATAACTTATTTTGGTGACGGTTAAAGCGGAACATTGGTGTACCTGAGAACAATAGGTTCAAGGTACGGATATGTTGCATGGTAATTTCATATGACACATAAGAAACTGAGGTAAAGTCATATAGATCATGCAATCTTAATTGATATCTCAAGTCAAACATATTGACTGAAGAAGATGACTGATCAAAAGGAATAACACCAGTGACATAAATTACCGCATCCGGACAATAAATCCAACCACGATCAATATCTACTTGTTGAATTTTATGTTTCATATACATCTGTTCACAACCGTTGAAATGATAGTCGTGAAAGTACTGTAGCGAATCGTCAATACGATCCTCTATCTGATCATCGTCCACATTAATTTGGATGACTGGATGTCCCAATCTTCTCAAACAATAATCTTTGAATTCTGCTCTGGTTCTTGGTTCGGCCATGTTGGTACCTATAGTTTATAATCTATTTATGCAATTACTTACCGCCATTTTGGGCCATCAAACCAACATGCCAGACTATATCTTGTTCCTTTAGTTACAGGATGTGCTTGGTGATCTAAGAAAGATGGGAAAAATACTGTTGTACCTTGAGCTCTCATATCAGATTTATCTGGTTCAAAAGAACTAAACAACTGAAGATTACCACCTTCATAGGTTAATGGGTCGGTTAGTTGAACCACCGCTGTAAGTTTACGGTGATATTGTGGATCATTGTTCATCCAAAAAACATCATTGTGTCTTTTATACTCACCC